TTGATGGAGCTTCTGGCCGCGCGCAAGGTCTACTCGGTGGCGCTCGGCGACATCCGCGATGAGAGCGTGTTGGGCATTGAACCCTACGGCATCTACGCGGGCATGGAGTGGCCCGTGCGGCATGCGTTGGCCTACGCGCTACAGGCCGACGCTGTCGTCGCCACCGAAAGCCTGATCGCCAATGCGGTGGCATTTGAGCCGATGCTGAAAATCGTGACGCTGTCGCATAGCAGTGTCGAGAACCTGACGAAGCACTGGGTCAACACCGCGAGTGCCGAACCGCTGGCGCTCGGGTGCTATCCATGCCACCGCGTGCATCCGCCGAACTATTCGTTCTGCGCGCGCGACACGACGACAAAGGCTGCCGCGTGCCAGGCGCTCGCGAGGCCTGAGAAGGTGGCGGAACTGGTGCTGAACTATCTCGAGCACATCGGCAAGCTGGAGCCCGTGACATGAACATCCAAGGCGACATTGCGGCGCTGATGGACATCGATATTTTCGGTGTTGCTGCGCGCGTTACGCGCGCCGGCCAGACGGTCGGCACGAAGGTTGCCGGGATTTATGACGACGAATACGAGGCTGTTGACCCGCGCGGCGGCATCCCGTTCGCGGTGTCGCAGCCTCGCTTCATGGTTGCCACCGCTGATCTTCCGACAGGCACGCGCGAAGGAGACGCGCTGCGTATCGGATCAACCACCTACACGATCCGCGTCGTTCAGGCTGACGGAACGGGCGTAACGACGCTGCTGCTGGAGAAACCCTGATGCCCCACCAGCGCGAGGCAATCCGCGATGCGATGGTGACGGCCCTCACAGGCCTTGCGACAACCGGCGCGCGCGTCTATCGGTCGCGGGTCTATCCGATTGCCGCGCATCTGCTGCCCGCGCTGTTGGTCTACGCGCGCGGCGAGACGAGCGAGCGAGAGATCGTCATGGGCGTGCCGACCAAGCTGGTTCGCCGCTGCGACATCATCGTTGAGGGCATGGCGCGCGCCGTGGCCGATGTTGACGAGACCCTTGACGATATCGCCGCCGAGGTCGAGGCCGCCATTGGCGGATCGCAATTGAGCGGCGCGGCGCGCGATTGCACGCTGACCAGCACCGACATCGACATCGTGGACGGCGGCGATCAACCGCTCGGCGTCGTCCGCCTCACGTTCGCCGTGACGTATCGCACGGCGGAAAACAACCCAACGACTGCATCTTAAGGAGACGACGAAATGGCAAACCATCGCGGCCAGGAAGGCCTCGTTCGGGTCGGCACCAGCGCGGTGGCCGAACTCCGTTCGTGGTCGCTCGACATCACGCAGGACACCATCGAAGACAGCACGATGGGTGACACGTTCCGCACCTACACCACCGGAATGAAGTCGTGGTCGGGCCAGCTAACGTGCTACTGGGACGAGAGCGACACGAATGCCCAGATGGCGCTCGCGCCGCTCGGCACCAATGCCGGCACGGCGACGGTGACGCTGCTTCCCGAAGGCACTGCGACGGCGGCGACGACCTATAGCGGCGTTGTGGTTGTCACGGGCTGCTCGCACACGGCCAGCTTCGACGGCATGGTCGAGGCGACGTACAGCTTCCAGGGCACCGGCACCCTGACGAAGACGAACTGATCATGCGGCTGATCGAAGCACTGGTGGCGCGCGCCAACGATATCGGCGCGCGCCGGATCGAGGTTCCCGAGGTCTCGCAGCCCGACGGAAAGCCCTATGCGATCTACGTCTCACCGATGACGGTGGCGGAGCAGCGCGAGTTGTCCCGCCGCTACAAGGACGATCCGCACAGCTACCTCATCGGCGCAATCATCATGAAGGCGCGCGACGAGAAGGGCGAGGCGGTCTTCACGCTTGAGGACCGCGACACGCTTATGCGTCGGTGCCCGGCGTCGATTGTGCAGTGGATGGCGGCTGAAATTTCGCGCGTGACGACGGTCGAGGAGCGCGAGGGAAACTGAGGGCCGATCCCGAGGAACTGTCGCTCTACAGCCTCGCGGATCGGCTCCATATGCGCGTCGCCGACGTTCTGTCGATGACGGTCGATGAGTATCGCGGCTGGATCGCCTACGAGCGCATCCGGCGGGAGAAAAGGTGATGGCTGTTCCGCCGCTTCAACTAAAGATTGAGGCCGAGGATCAAACCGCGCCCGCATTTGACCGGGTCAACAAGCGGCTGCGAGACACCGAAAGCACTGCCGCCCGCATGGGCGCGCAGGTCGGGCGAGTGGCGCAACAGGCCGGATATCAGGTCGGCGACTTTGCGTCTCAGGTCGCCGCTGGCGGCTCGGCCATGACTGCATTCGTGCAGCAGGGCTCACAATTCCTGACAATGTTCGGAACCGGCGGGGCCATTGCCGGCGCAGCGCTCGGCATCGGAGCTATTGCCTACAAGCTGTACGAAGCGGGAGATGCGGCGAAAGAAACGCGCAACGCCATTTCCGACATAACGGACGAGATCGAGCGGCTGAACAAAGAGACGGCGAAAATTACCGCGCCGACACCGCGCCTCACGGCAGGGCTTGAGATTGCGAACCTGCAACGTGAGATCCAGCAGCTTCAGGCGGGCATGCCAACGCAGACAAGCGGCGGTGGCGGGATGATGGGCGACCTTGGGGTTGGGCTTGAGGGATCGGCAGTGGCGGCGAGCCGCGCCGCTCAAAAGATCGCCGAGTTGACGAAGAAGCTGGAGGAACTGACGAAGGCCGAACGGGCCAATGCGGTGGCGCTGCTCTACTCCGACGACGCCTACAACGCGACCGGCGAAGGGATTGCAGACCTGATCCAGCTTCGCGAGGAAGCCGCGCGCAAAGCCGAGGAAGAGGCACGCGCAACTGAGATCGCGACGCAAGCCACCATCCAATCCATCATCGAAGGCCTCGACCCCGCCGCACGCGCGACGCGCGAATACGAAAGCCGCTTGACCTATCTCGGCCTCGCGCTCCAAGCGGGCAGCATCGACCAGGAGCGATACACCGCGCTCGTCAATCGCGCCGCCGACGAACTGGACAAGGCCAAGGTCTCGGTTGATCGCCACGCTCAGGCGCTGGACGAGCAAGCGCGCCGCATTCGCGCGCAGCTTGATCCGACGGTGGCATACGCCGAAGAACTCGAGCGGCTCAACGAACTGCTGATGACCGGTCGCCTGACGCATGAGGAATACGCTGCGGCGGCGGACCAAGCGTGGAATAGGCTGAACCAAACCACAAGCGGCACGCGCGACATCGCGCGCGATCTCGGCCTGACGTTTGAGTCGGCATTCGAGGACGCCATCGTGAAGGGGCAGGGCTTCCGCAGCGTGCTGCGTGGCATCGCGCAGGATCTTGCGCGCCTAGTGCTGCGCCAGACCGTCACGACGCCACTTGCTGGCCTGGCCTCCAGCTTCCTCGGCGGCCTGTTTGGCCCAGCTGCGACGCCAAGCTGGGCGATGTCGCCGACCGATCTTGGCCTCCCCGGTTTTGCTGACGGTGGAACGGTGACGGGCGGTCGCCCGATCATTGTCGGCGAGGAAGGCCCCGAGGTGTTCGTGCCGGCGGGCAACGGCACCGTTGTACCGAACGGCGCGTCGATGGGCGGTGGCGTGACGGTCAATCAGACCATCAACATCTCGACCGGCGTCGCGCAGACCGTACGCGCCGAGATCGCCGCGCTTATGCCGGCGATCAAGCGCCAGACCGTTGATGCGGTGGCAGACGCACGCATGCGCGGCGGCTCGTTCGCCTCTGCAATGGGAACCTGAGCATGGCGATCACCTATCCGCTTTCCATCCCGACCACCGGCATTCGGTCGATCTCGATCCGCGCGCGCAATGTTGTCGGAGCGAGCGTTAGCCCGTTCACCGGCCAGCAGCAGCTGGTTCGTCATCAAGGCGCGTGGTGGGAGGCGGATGTGACGCTCCCGCCGATGAAGCGCGCCGACGCAGAAGAATGGATCGGATTTCTGGTCTCAATGAAAGGCCGGTTTGGCACGTTCCTGCTCGGCGACCCTGCGGCGACGTCACCGCGTGGGTCATGGGCTGGCACGCCGTTGGTGAACGGCGCAGGGCAGACTGGCGAAGCGCTGACCATCGACGGCTTTTCGGCAGGGGCCACAGCCAAGCGCGGTGACTATTTCCAAATCGGCACGGGCGGCGGCGCGCGGCTCTATAAGGTGCTGGCCGATGCCACCGCTGCCGGCGGAGCCATGACGCTGGATATCTGGCCGAGGCTGCGCGAAGGCCCCGCGGACAACGCGGTGGTCGTCACATCAAACACCGTTGGACTGTTCCGCCTCGCGTCGAACGACAGCGAGTGGAACGTGAATGAAGCCACGGTCTACGGCATCACCTTCGGCGCGGTCGAGGCGATCTGATGGCGCGCGACCTCACCGCCAGCGTCATTACGCAGCTACAGGCCGCGTCCGTCGAGGTCGGCGTTTTGTTCGAGGGCGAGTTCGCCTCGGGCTGGGTCCGGCTCTGGAGCGGCATCGGGAACCTGTCGTG